CAAGTCCCTTTTTTCTTTATTAGAGAAGTTTGGAGATTGTGATTGTACTTTCGATCAAGTCGAGGGAGTGAATTCCTTTAAAGGACACTCTCAATATTATTCATATGACCTTAAATCGGCTACAGATATGATACCACTTCACTTATATAAAGTGATGTTAAATATCATATATGGAAAACCGATTGGGGAAATGTGGTCAATATTAGTATCAGATCGCGATTTCGCACTCCCTGATAAGAGTAAGGGTCAACCCTATAAACACGAAGGGAAAGAATCCATTCGGTATGGTCGGGGGCAACCTATGGGGATATTATCCTCATGGGCTGCTCTTGCATTACTCCATCATTTTCTCGTGCAATTTGCTCATTTCAAAGTATCTGGTACTATCCAGATCTTTGATAAATATCGTGTTTTAGGTGATGATATTGTCATTGCCGATACCTTAGTAGCTAAAGAATATTTAACCATTTGTCAAGACTTGGATATTCCTATCTCATTAACAAAAAGTGTAATTTCCCCTCCTTCTTTACACAAAGGAAAAGAAGGTTGGAGATTATTTCAATTTGCTAATCAGATAGTGTTAGGACCGGAGAATGTTTCTCCTTTATCCCTTAAAGAAGAAATATCGGCTTGTACCTTTTCCGCTAGACTAGAACTAGTTTCTAGACTAGTGGGGAGGGGTTGGAGCAGTCCTAAATTGAGTTTTTACCTCAAAGCTCTTCTTCCAATTCATTGGAAGAGAGCTCAGCACGCCATGAGCATTGGTCGTAGACCTTTATTCATGGATGCTTTGCTTCCTTTACTGCTAAGTCCTATGACTAAAAACATAGGTATAACAGGGTTGAGCAAATATTATGCATGGTTCCAGGTATTATCCGGATCATACAGTTTTGCTAATTTATTAAATCATAAATTTTGGAATTCTTCAAAGCAGGCTTCTTCAAAAGAGAAGTTTGTAGCCTTCTTATCCGAACGTGCTAGAGATATCTATCGTGATATCCTAACACAGCAAGATTGGGGTAATTTAGAAGGAGAAACTAAGAGGATTGTTGATTTCTTAGCTTTTCCACCAAAGTTTTTTGAATGGTATGCTCCTTATTGTGAAGATTATATGTTCCGTTCTCCCTTTACCGAAGACTGTCCAGATTTAGTATCTCTGGAAGAAAACGGTGAAGGGGAACTTTCTTCATTAGCTAACCCTAGCGGTGCCTTCTTCTGGGATCCCGATAAAGATATTACTGATGAATGGATTCATCCGCAATTACCTTTATCGAAAGACTCAGAAGTAGTCAAAGCTTGGCGATCCTATAAAGATTCTGCGTCACCTTTATTAACTTATGTTGATAAAGGAAAAACCAAGAATATTAAAGTAACTTTACTTAATTATCCTTTGGTTTCAGAGGCTTTAAAAGATTACTTGCTAAACATTAAAGAGACCATTTCTCCGTTACTTAAAATGCCAGCCAAACGAAAGGCTCGAGAACATGATTATGTTCCTGACATATTTGTTTTCTCTGTTCCCAAGGGTGAGACTCAGCCTCGGGGATCCTGGATCCCTCGGGCCGATGCCTTACCTCGCGGGAAGGTGTTTGCTTTATTAACGGAAGATGAACACAAATTTAAAGCTTTTGACCAAGACTGGGATTGTTCGAAACCTTTAGTACCCTGTGTAAGAGATCCAATCTCTTTACCGGTTACTTTTCAAAGGTTAGAAGAATTAGTCTTTATTCAGAAGATATATACTCGGTTAAAACCTGAAGACTTACTCAGAAGATTTGAATATGATTCAAAACCTTCCTTCCAAAATAAATTACGATTACAGAATAAATTCCTTACTTCGT